AGTCATTCCGATATAGAGTGCTTCAAACTCATTATCTTCTGTAACTTCTTCTTGGAAGGATTGTTTGTGATGTGTCTTTGCCATGCGGCGAAGAACCTTTTTTGGAATTTTAAAGTTATCATAAAGTGCATCGATAACATCTTTGATAGCTTCTTTATGTGAGTCAATCACGGACATTTCATTTGAAATTTCAGAAAGTGCTTCACGAATAGATTTGAGTTGGTTCTCATCGAAAGAACCGTAGAGTGTAGTCACAGCAGTCATAATTATTCTCCGTACTTAGAACCAGTTTCAGTAGTCACCCAATATTCAACAGGAACAGTTGTATTCTTGAAATGACCAATGCCCTTAGATGCAATGGTAACTTCATATGCACCAGGAACAAAACGCAGGTTTTCAGTTGCAAAAACCATACGATACTTTGTGCCATTACCTGTCACATTTAATGTTGTTGAGTTGACATGTGATGCATCATCTTTCGCATCAAAAGTTTCAATTGTGCAAGATTCGCCGTCAGAAACAAACGCAATATTTGGTGAACCAAGTGCTGATGCAACTTTAGAAATCCATTCTAGGTCTTGTGCATCAAGTGAGAATTTAATCTCTGCGTTGTCCATAGAGATGGTTTTGTCAGGTGGAACAAGAATAGTTTCTTTAGCGGCTTTACGATATTTGGTACTAGAACGACCACCAAGACTTTTGATGACGATATTCTTATCTTCAATTTCAATCTCTGGTTGTGCATCACGTGCAAGTGTGAGTGTGCCCAAAAAATTGTTGAGGTCGTGAATACCAAATTCGGTATCAAAAGTGTCAGTCAATTCTGCTTTCGCAAGAATGTTTTTTTGCTTAGAGATAGTTTCAATAACATTACCGGGCTTAACAAAGATACCCTCATTAATCGTGGCAAAGTTTTTCAAAATACTCATTGTATTTGTGGAAAGTTTCATTACAATACTCCTTTAGTAGATTCACGGATTGTATCAGTTCCAAAAGAACTAATCAAGCAATTCGTCAAGTTTTTTTTCAAATCTTCCAGACTTCCATCATTATCGATTGTGTGGTCAATGTTACCACCAATCCATCTCCATTCCGATTCGTGTACACCGGAATGCTCAAGCATAAATGCTTCAGCTTTGTGATCTCCACGATTGGCTTTTTCAGCAATATTATACCAATGAGGTGTAATACCACGTTTAATTTCAATTAATGTGCCATCATTCTTGTTGATGAAATTAATTTCATTTTGAAATCTAACATCAGTGATAACGTAGTTTTGCTCAGGTGCATTATCAATATAGTTTTTCAACTTGATAACCCAAAAGTCTTCGTGAAAAACATCACGACCAACTTGCGTACCCATTAATTGTAAAGCATAACGAGGAGTGAATTCTTTTCCAAATTCATATGACCAGAAATCATCCGGCTTTTCTCGCCAATCACGTGAGTGTTGTGTATCACCCTCAAGCAAGTGACGAGGCCAACCGAACATTTCTGCTGTGACATCCTTAACACCTTTTGCAAAGGAGATGGGTGTGAAACCCATGTCCTTAAGAATGTCACCTGCTGTACCTTTACCTGAACCTATAAATCCAAGTAAACCAACGATCATCACATTTCTCCAACGTAATTCGCAACGGCAGGCATGTCACCCGCAAAGTGATAAGTTCCAATATGTGTAGTACGCATCCAAGGGCAGAGCCAAATTTGACCACCCATGTTACGCCACCATTGACAGAACATATAATCTTCGGAAAGATAACGCTCAGACTTTGGATCAATTACAGTGTCAAAGTATGCGTGAATATAACGTGAGCCATCAAAGTGTGCTTGACCAACGTGGTCTGGCTTGTACTTCAAATTTGGATATTGTTCCGCAAACTTAGGAAACACATCACGTTTAATCATCATAAAACCGGTACCGATTTCCATGACTTCAAGTGGTTCAGAAACGGAGAACTGTGCAGTACCTTTAACTGGATTGAAAACATAATCACCAGTAACTTTCTCAAGATTATGCGGTTCAATGTCGGGATGCATCTGAACAGCTTTCTTTACGTTAGCCCACTTAATTGCTTTCTTAGGGTAAGGACCACCGATAACATCTTTATTGAGAGCCAACATCGCAATCACATCTTGTGGATTGAAATTGATATCGGAATCGATAAACAACATATGTGTGCAGTCAGAACGGTGTAGGAATTCATCCACCAAATAGTTTCTTGCACGTGTAATCAAAGACTCATTAAACAAGAATGAGAATTTGACTTCGATTCCATATTGAATACACATACCTTGTAGATCAAGACATGCTTTCATATAGAGTCCATGGTTTTGCCCACCATACATCGGTGTGGCTACAAACAGTTTATGTTTTCTTAATTCTTCTGTTTTGATTGAAATTTCCATTTGCGCTCCAAAAATAAAAAAAAGGAGAGACCATTAGGAAATGGTACTCTCCTGTGTCAAACCAAAATTAAGCGGTTTGTGGACGAACGCCCATAGCACGACATTGTGCTTTGAAAGACTTGGAAGGAGTTCCAAGACGATAAACAGCAACCTTAGAGCCATCAGCACGTGACTTAATGTTGGTGTAAATGGCATAACCTTCGCTACGCAATTCAGCAATACGTGCGGCAACGTTGGTGATACCAAAGCGTGAGCGAGCCTGTGCTACGCTGAATGTGTTGTAACCAGTCTTCTTGGTCAAGGTTTGCAACATTTTTTCCTTAGCGGATAATTTTTTCATAATAAACTCCATTTTAAAGTTAAGAACACTGCTCATATGAGCAAATCACAGTATACAATTATGTAGGATAAAAGTCAAGTGTTTTAGTGGCACACTTGAGAATTTACCGTCCTACTTGCGGCAAATATTTTGCTTTGGTTTCTTCCCAAGTCATGTAGACCAGGTCGTCATAGAAAAGAGTTTCGTATGAAACATTGTTCTTCTTTTGTAGTTGACGAATGCGACCTTTGGCATACTTGGTCTTCCAAAGTTCTGAAAGTGCTTCTTCGGATGTATCGAAAGATTTAACGAGTTGGTCTTCCGTGATTTCTCCACGGAGAAACTCATTGGTATTATTGTAGAGTGGTGAGAAGTAGATACCACGTTGGTGTGCGGTGCGTGTCAACTCTTTTGGAATACCAAGTTTCGGGTACAAGAAGTGTAGTGAACGATTCTTGTGGTCACGTTTGAAAGGAAGACCTTTGTCATTCTTCGCTTCCCACCACTCGAAATATTTCTCTGTGTGGTTTTCTTTGAGCCAAGCCCACAACATATTGAGTGTCGATTTACGAGGTTCAAAGGCAACCGAACCAGACGAGAAACCCATTTTGTTCCAGTGTTCAAGACCATCATACTGAGAAAGACCACCAGACTTAGTATTTCCATAAAGAGAAGTAGTTGTAACTCCAGCAAGAACATCACCATACTTTTCTTTCCACAAACGTTGAACGGTATCAGATAAGCAAAGCAATGCAAGTAGTTTACCACCCATGTAATTGAAGCCAAGTGGTTGGAGTGGAACAATAGATGAACCGATTGCAGTATGGTTAATCATACCACCTTGTGTTTTCTTTTCACGTTCCCAACCAATGGAAGTATCACGTGGTGTCAAGTCCAAGAAATCGGAAGAAATGCAAATGACACCAAGATACTTACCAGTCACTTCATCTTTCACAATGAAGTTCAGGTTGCGACCAATGTTTGAGTTGTTCTTCATCGTAGAGATAAAGGTACGTGTCGTGTTCCACAATATAGGAAGGTCTTTGGTACGCTTCTTGTCGCTTTTTATGGTCGTACCGTCAATTCCTGTCGTGATTTTGTGTCCGGAGTCATCAGTGAATTCCATAACAGGACGCAGATTCATAAAGTCATCAGGTGATTCTGGTATCCATATGCTGTTCTTGGCAATGTCTATGTACTTACCCTGTTCTTCATCAACAAGAACCTTTTCATCACCCCAAAAGGTGTTGTTGATTTTCGTGGGAAATTTTTCCTGAACTTCACACCATTTTTGGTAGAGTGTGTATTCTTTAACGTCCATGTTGGACGCATATGTCAAATCTTCCGTTAGAACTTTCTTCAGTTCTTCGGTATCAACATGCTCAAACGAACTTTTTGGATTCTTTTCGGACCATTCTTCCCACTGTTTCTGCACATGTGCAGGCCACTTTTCATTTTCAATATCAGAATCGTTTGACATTAAATTGTTCTTTCACCTTGTTAATCATCTGTTTTTGTAGCTTGCGCCTTTGGTCGGCAAGTTTGGAACGTTTCTTCTGTGCCATTTGCATAGCCAAAGGCTTCACATGCATAGTGTACACTATTCCATTCATGTGGTCAAGTTCATGTTGAAAACAACGTGCAGTTAATCCGGCAAACTTGGCTGTTTTGGTAGCACCCGTGTAGTCTTGGTATTCTACCTCAATGACATTTGGACGCTCAATGTTTAGGAATAAATCCATATATGAAAGGCATCCTTCTTCCATTTTAGATTTTTCTTCCGAGACAGAAATAATTTTTGGATTGAAAAATGCAACGTACTCATCACCTGTGCCCATAACGAATACACGGTAATTGTAACCGCATTGATTGGCGGAAAGACCTAAGCCATTGTGCTTCTTACAAGTCTCGACTAGAGAACTGGAAAATTCTGTTGGATTAACGGGAGGATTGGTAAAATCAAATTCTGGTAATTTAGACTTTAATGCAGGATGAGTTTCGGGTACCAGAGGAAAGATATCAATTTTCTTTCTAATTGCAGGTAAGTCCTGTTTCCATGCATCAGTATCAAAAACTAAAACATCATTTTTAATTTCATTCATTTCACCACCTGTGAGAAGTTGTTTTTCTTTTCAAATTTAATTACAGACCGGAACTTGTCAAAAAGCTGGTCACCCTTATGTGATATCACAAACACATTCGTACTGTTATCTAGGCTGTTCAAAAGTTTAAGGAATTCTTCTGTACCAACACCATCAAGAGAAGAATCAAACACTTCATCAAGAACCAATAGATTCGTATTCACTGAATTCTTCATCTTTGCAATCTGACGCCATGTAAACAATAGCGCCAAATCAATACGCATCTTCTCTCCCTCAGAGAAGGATGCATACGAGAATTCATCACGATGCCTTGACTTGATAGTTTCTTCAAACGATTCATTCAAATTGAAGTTAACGAAGAAGTCCATTGAAGTGAGGTATTTGTTAATCAGTTTGTTCATAACTGGCAAATACTGTTTGATAATCTTGGTTTTGATACCAGTATCTTTAAGAAGTGTTGCCGCAAATTCGTGATACTGTTTATCTAAAGAAAGATTTTCAGCAAGAGTTTCTGCTTCTTGGAGTTCAGCATTCAACACTCTCAACTTTTCATCATCATTTTCCGTTGAAACTGTACGTGTTCTAAGTTCGTCAATCTCTTTCAGTAGCTTTGTATTGTACGTATTGATGCTTGTTACTTGTGTGTTCAACTTAACGATTTCGGAGTTATGTGCATTGATATGTTTTTGCACACCTTCAATTTCATTCAAACGGTCATAAACATTTTGTAGTTCTTGCTCCAGCTTTGTCGTGGCGGTTGTTATTTCTGTAATCTTAAGTTGTTTGCTTGCTACTTGACTTTCTTTTGTTTCGGATGCAATAGTTTGTTGGCATGTCGGACAGTTATCATTGTTCTCATAAAAAGAAATTTCTTTATTTAATTTCCTAACATTGTCTTCGAACTTAGATTGTAGGGTTATCAGCTTTGTGCTTCTAGATGCTACAGTGGTTTTATCCGAAATTCTATCAGTCAACTGCTCGATATGTTTTTGTACCAATACAATATCTTTGGAAACCTTTTCTAGATATGTGTCGTTATCAGAAACTTCTTTGACCTTTTTGTTGATTTCAACAAGATGGTTCTTTTTGTTTTCTTCCAGATTTTGCTTCTGTAGATTTATTTTTTCATTGGTCAACTTAATAGTGTAGTCAACCGTTTTTTGTTCATCTTTGATTGAAGTGATTCTATTCTTAACGATTGAATTCATTGAAGAAAATATTTGAATGTCGAGAAGGTCTTCAATGATTGCTCTGCGGTCAGCAGGCGATAGTTGCATGAACGGAACAAAAGATGCGGACCCAAGAATCACAACTTGCGTAAACGATTTATAATTGAGTTTAAGAATGAACTTTTCGAAGTGTTCTTGGTAGTCTTTTGCCTTTGCGTCCTGATTAACCAGTACAGCGTCACAATAAATTTCAAACGCATTTGGTTTAATACTCCGAATGACTTTGTATTGTTTTTTACCAATCTTAAACTCAATCTCAACCACACAATCCGAATTGTTGATTGTGTTCATCAATTGTGGTTTATTGATTTTACGGAATGGCTTACCAAAAAGACCAAACGCGAGTGCATCCAAAATAGTGGACTTACCCGCACCGTTATGACCAACAATGAGTGTGTTTGTTGACCGTGTTAGGTCAATTTCAGTGAATGCGTTTCCTGTTGAAAGAAAATTCTTCCAACGAACTTTTTCGAAAGTAATCATTATCTAAACTTAGGTCCTACTGGCCAGATTGCTATTGATTCTCTAACACCAGAAATAACAGGTGCAACTCTATGTAATAGGAAAGATGGGAAAAGTAAAACGTTACCTTTTTTAAGATTGGCATTCCATGGATATTGTTCCGAGAAATGGTTGATTTGAAACTCTCCACCTTCAAAGTCAACACCAGGTTCACCAAGCAGAAGAATTACCGTCATCTTTCGCAAATTTTCTAAAAGATTGTATTGTATAGTTTTTCCGTCCAATGGCAAGTCCATATGAAACTCATGTTTGCCACCTGGTTCATATTTTGCGTATTGTAGATAGTTGAAACCATACAAATCAAAATTATAATACTTGTCGTTATAGAATGCAATAAGATTGTTAAACTTTTCCCACATCCATGCCAAATTGGGTTCTACACGGTCTAACAATACAACTTCAGCTTTTCTCTGTTGTGGTATAGAGTAGTCTTTATACTCACCACCATTCACGGTTTTATAGTTATTGCGAAAATAATCTCTGATGAAATCACATTCACCCGGAGAAAACATCTCCGTGTCCACAACAAACCGTGGAATAAAAAACATTTTTTCGGCTAACTCATCATTTACCATTTTTGTAGGTGAACTCATTCTGAATCCTCATTCAATGCTTCAACATAAACCTCTTTCAAAAGATTCTTTATTTTATCTTTTTGTAGGTCAGTTGTCAAGTTATCAACATACTTATTTAAGATTGTTGTCGTATCTTCTGCTTGATCCACATCATCGTCCTGCATGTCTTCTTGTTCTGTGAAGTCCTCGGCAATGCTTAGGTCAATCGGTGAAATTTGATATAGTCTATTGATGAGTGTGTCGAACAAATATGGATTAGTTTTGTTTACAACCACAACCTTCACGTAGCTAGACTTTAAGTGTGACAGGTCCATGGAAGTTATGGTCTTAATGTCATCCACTTTATCATCGTATATCAGTTTCTTAAAAATTTTATTTGGATTCTGTACGAATTCCAATTGATGTGTTTTCAAATCGAACAGGTGAAAACCTCTAGGGTCATCATAGTCTTGCCATGTCAATTCATATGGATTGCCAAGATAGTGAATATTTCCACGGCTAGACTTGTGGTGGTAATGTCCAGAAAACACCGTATCGAACTTATCGAACATCTTTGGTTCCAAACCTTCATGTGAAGGTGCACCACGATACATCTGGAAACCTTCAATTTCAAAGTGACCCATACAGATTGTTGCTTCTGTAAGTTTCAGTGTGGACATAGAATGCTCATAGTTCTCTGGACAAATCCACGGCATCATGCAAATTGAAGTGTCATCAATTCGTATTGTATCCGGATTCTTTATGATATGGATGTTATCGTATTCTTCCAGTACCAGCCTTGGTGAATTAACTTCGTTGGTGTTTTTGTAGTAGGTGTCGTGGTTACCAACCAACATATGAACACGAATACCACGGTTTTGAAGTTTATCAAAGAACATCTTCTTCGCACGTTGAAGCGAATAGAAGTTTACATACTTACGCCTATCAAACGTGTCACCAAGAATAAGGAGAGTATTAATTCCGGCAGAATCAATAGTAGGAAAAAATGTTTCATCATAAAATTTTTCATAAAAATCCAAAAAGTGTAGTGAATCATTTCTTGCACCAAAGTGTTGGTCAGTTATTATTGCGACTTTCAATTCGTTTCCTCAATTCGGTACTACTATACGTATGTGGACGGGAGTTGTAATAAAACTCCTTGTCTAAATGTTTGCCAGTAAAAGGTTTAATCCTATACTCCTCACCCAGTATCCTAACATCATAGTTCACAGTTGTCAATAGGTTCAACAGGTCTTCTTCAGTGGAATACGGTATGATTTCATCTACGTACTTGCAACCTTTCAGTTGTACATACCGTTCGTAAACAGTTTGTACCGGTTTGTTTTTCTCCGGTCTGTCTATAGTTGGGTCTGTCTGTAGTCCTACAATCAAGTAGTCACATTGTGTCTTTGCTTCTTCAAGCATGAGAACGTGACCTGCATGGAACAAATCAAAGCATGAACATGTGAAACCGATTTTCATAT